AGCAACAACCCTATCAGCAGCAGTCGTTGTTTCAACATTAGCAGTATTAGGAGCAAGCCACGAATTTGGCCCCGTTCTTGCCATCCCGCGCATATTGTCAACGACCACCCATTGAGTTGCGCTCGTTGTAATATTTTTAATTAAAACCCACTGCGGTTCATACCCAAGCTGAACAACTTCTTGCGCTCTATGATTGCTTCCAAGATAAGTTCCGCAACTGATAACATTGTCAGCGGCAAAATCACCAAATCCACCTGCGTCATGAGCAAACGCATAAATCAATTTTGTACCAGTAGTTGCGGCAGATGAAATTGTGACCGTCGTACCAGATACGTTAAATGTTGTAAAACTTGCTTGGTTATCAGCTGAATTTAATATCAACTTGTTACTGCCGCTCAATGACCGATGCCATACAAACCAGTTACCGCTACCGGTATCTTTGAAAATTACCGAGCCTAACGTGCCAAGGTTTGATAAATCAACATCTGTTGCCGTGCCATTCGTATGCGAAACAGCTCTTACGTCAAAAAACTTATCTTTTTTTTCAAAAGTCCACGACGCATAATTTGCGCTACTTGTATTTAGTTTGGCTAGAGAACCAATACTAAACCCGTTGAAATTGAAAGAAGTAAGACCGTTTACTTGTGTTGTTTGCGCTGCGGAAGAATTGGATACCAAATCAAATGTTGCACCCCGCGCAGTATCGTATAAAGCATGGTCAGTAGCCGCTGATCGACTTTTGATCCAGACCATACCGCCCGATCCAGACAAGTCCATTCCGTTATCAATCGTTTGTGTTGATCCGTTTCCCGTATATAAATACGTCGAAAATACGTCTTCAACGTAAGAAGGCCCAGGAGTAGCTTGGCCCCCAAAACAAGACAACAACGCTTGTAGAATTCCTGTCATATCAGATTTGTGCCTGAGATTAACCAAGAGTTGCTGGTTACTTTTACTGCTGTCGCAATACCAAACTGCGTTAGTGTTCGGCTACCAGTTGCCCCGTTTCCAGCCAAATACATCGTGTCGCTAGTCAGAGAAATTGTGATGTTGTTAGCTGAACCATTAATGATGGTTACCGCCGAACCAATCGTGAATGCGACGTTTGAGTTTGCTGGAAAAGTGTAAACCGCAGCAGCCGTGTTAATGGGGTGATAAATATGTTTTCCAGAATCTCCAAGAACGACGTTGTAACTTCCATTCTGGATGTTCTGCGGGATACCCATATAGCCAACTACATTGGCGCTATCTGTTGTTGCATTAGCTACATTCGCGCTAATCGCCCCGCCGTTAATAGTGACGTTTGACAGCGTTATGTTGCCTATTGTTGAAACTGTATTTCCAAGCTGAATTACCGTATTTCCAAGCGTAATAGGCGTAGCAAAGTTTGCATCCAGTTGCGCCAACGGAATCGAAGTCGTGGCGCTGGCAAATGTATTTGGAACCGGCATTTAGAACCTCACTCTTAATTCGTGTTCGTATTCAAAACCGTTAATTACCATTGCCGAGGAATTAGAAGTAACGGTCATACCAAGATATTTACCCCATTGTTGCGCGTCAGTTTTGTATAAGACATATCCACTGGTACTGAGCCAGGAAATTACGCTAGATGAATTGTTAATCCAAGAAATAGGAGCGCCAAAATTGTTAGTCCAAACAACATAATTACCTAAAAGATAAGGCGGGCTAGAACTTGATTCGCTATCAATTGTTGTTGATAACAAACCAGCGCCATCTATTGTTGCTTCAATTCCAACCTTTAACGCTTGTTTTGTCCTGATTGGATCGGTCATCGGCATCAGTGCCGTTTCAATAACGCTGTCAATCAAACTCGTAGAATCTGAATACAAAAACACTAAGTCTGTTCCGGTAGTTCCGTACATATTGATTTTTCCATTTGTAGGAATGGAAGTAATCAATTTTAAATTTGGATTTTGCTTAGTAAAAAACCATTTTTTATCAAAGAACACCGCTTGGATGTATTGATATGTGCCGTTATAGTTGTAGCGAATATTAAAGGCAGCACACAAAATGTTGTTTATAAGTACCTGACCACCAGTAATCTCTGCTGTAGTAAAGTCAATGTCAGGGAAGACGCCATCCAGAGCATCTGATATTTTTGAAGTAGTAGAGCCAACAAGTGCGTAAGCACCGTATTCGTTCATAAACAATACTGAACGGAAGAACGGGAAAATTGCATACGGCAACCGAGTACCTACGGAGGCAGATACGTTGGTGTTGGTGAATATAGTTGTGCCTAACGATGTAACGCGAACATCAGAAAAGACATTGATGCTGTCTTCACCAAAGATGTACAAAAAGTTATTGGCTGATAACAGTTGGACAATATTGCTATGGAGCGTGCTATCCGTTAAAACAAGGTTGCCAGCAGACACACTTGTAAAATCGCTATAAGAATCAGCAGCAGAGTAAAAAACAGTCCTTCCCTGGCTAACCCAAGTTCTTCCTGAAAAAGTTTGTATTCCTGATACTGAATCTGTTTGGATAACGGCTTTGGCTGCTCCATTATTGCCTCCCCCGCCCGTAATCGTCACAGTAATGTTGGCATTGTTGGTGTAGTTGATTCCAGGATTAGTCATTACAATCCGTGAAATCTGATTACCAGACAAAATTGCCCTAGCAGCAGCATTTGTACCGCCACCACCTGTAATTGTCACAACCGTATTTAATACGTTGGTGTAGCCCGTGCCAGGATTAGTGACATTGATGCTAACTGTGCCTTTTCTAAACGTCACAAAACTACAAACAGCATTTGCTGCGTTTGTACTACCACCACCAAAAATCGTAACTGTTGGTGGATTTATATAACCCGATCCAGCTTCTGTTAGCGTGATAGCCGTAACCGCATTAGCAGTAACCGTCGCTTGAGCCGTTGCCTGAATGCCGCCAACTTCATCTGGAGCAGAAATATTAACGACAGGTGTGCTTGTGTATCCGCTTCCTGGTCTAAGAATAGCTATTGATCCGACGGAGCCAATAGTAACTAGATTAGTTCCATCCCAAGAAAAAACACCTGCAGTAGTAAAGGTTGGAACAATTTTAAGATTGGCGTAACCAATAGGCATGGCGTTTTCTAACCAAGAAAACTCATCCTTATCAATAGCCGTGCGGTTAGCCTTGGTGTTAACACCTCTGAAGTTCTTGACTACCTCGTAACTTTTCTTTTGCTCTGTCGCAGCCATAGTTAGAACGGAGTGCTGTAAGGATCGGGCATTCGCCTTGTGAACGTAGTGTTGAGTACAGAGCGAACCTTGCTAATATATTGCTGGTAGAAAATTTCAGATTCGCCATAAGACTGTTCTTTGAACTTCGCCGTATACGCTGCGTAGTAAGCGACAGGTGTTGTATACGGATCAATAATGCTGTCCACCTCTGCGCCATTAACCAGCGGCACAGGCAAAATCGTTGTATCGACTTCGATGGTGTAAACCTGGTCAGGAATCGGAGAAATGTAAATCTGGTTCTGACCGAAAACAGAAAAAGCTACAGGCCGACCAATGTAATTCTGCCAATAACGTAATTGTGCGTTGAACTGCGTCCAGGGCATATAAGACAGCGGATAACGGCTGTTCCCCCAAAACACATTGACGTTCAGAATATCTAGCGTCTGCCCAGTTTCCGGCAAACTGTCGTAAGGAATAATCTCGCAGTTACCAGCATACCGAAACTCTGCCGTGCCATTTAAAAAAGGCGTTGAAGGCGGGTATGCGGTGTAGTTATCTGGATAAGGCGGTGGAGTGTCACCTGTCGTTCCGGCAACAGTGACCTCATAAATAAAGATGTTTGAAAAAACTAAAGCGCCAACGGCATAGAACGTATTTGCAGTCCAGATAACTGGATTACCAGAATAGCCTACGGGTGCTATTGGTGTTTGAGCAACTTGTAGTTTTCTTAGACAGCCGGTATCTCTGGCAACGCGATCACGCGCACCATTGATGTAATCAGTCAGTTCCGAGTCGGAATAGAAATTCCCGTTTGCATCATGCAACAGCCTACGGACTTCCGTGATATAGCTGTTAAGAGTTGCCATTTAAAACCCATATCTAAGCGGCTTTAACGACTGTTCTCCCCCGATGTGCTTTAGGCACAAGGGGGGTTACTGAGTCATCGCCAGGGGATAAAAAGCGATTCTGTTCCGGCTTATCTTGGGTTATCTCAAACTTTGCCAACTTGACCAAACCTTCTTCGATCTCATTGGTTGATTTGCATAACCCAAGCATCACCATCGCAGGAAGTTTATTTTCCTGCTCATAACCAAATACATGACGCGCCATCTCTACACTGATCTCGACTGGTTCGTTTACAGGAAACTTATAGTCCTGAAAAGCGTAGTTTTGGATCAAAGCTTTTTCGCTTCGATTAGTCACATATACAGTTGTCATAGTGTAACAATGTCACCGTAAACAGTAATGTCGCAAGTGCCGCTAGTTACCGCTGTGTTCACCCGTACAAACAGTGAACGAGCAGAGTAAGACGTAGACAACGCAGCAGTGGAAAGCGTCAAATCTTGCCACTTCGTAGTGCCATCTACAGAACTCAAAACAGTCGCATTGCTAACTGCATTAGACGTATTGCCATCATTAGATGTCAAAATTGTCACGTTTGCAGCAGCAATGCTCTGATTTGCTCTAGCGACAGTGATCCTGCGAACAATGTAAGAAGTGCCACCCACAACGGGAAGTTGAGCAACCGCATTGCCAGTTGAGCCAACGCTGACGTTGACCGCATGAGCAATAGCAAAATTACCAAATCCATCGGGGTATAACGAACCTACATGGTTAGCATCCATGTCGCTCCCCTTAGACGTTGTAAGTGCCGCTTACGTTCTCTCCACCATCTACGGTAAAGAGCGTAATTGTGGGAGTACCTGACAACACATTTGCGCGAACATTAGTACCGTCAGCAATGAACAGACCACCAGTATTGTTAGCAACCACAACGCTCCAAGAAGCGTTGCTAATGTTACCAGTGCTATTGGTGTTTAGTTCGATAGTGACGTTTGCAGTTGGCGCAATGTAGTAAGTACCCGCCGGTAGAACGACGGTTGCATTGCCAGCAGCGTAAGTCTGGAAGTAAGCCGACGCAGCGTTAGTGGCTGCACCCGCTACCAGAATTTTATTTAAGCCAAGAGCCATGACTATTTCTCCTTTACAGTGTCAAAGAGTTGTAGCCCGTGACCTTGGTCATCGACTTAGGCTTCGTATTGACCAATTCAGCAATTGTCAGCACTGCGCCAACGTAGCCAATCTGCCAGTTCGGAAGGGTCGATTCAAAGCCCGTGAACACGAACGAACCCTGCTCATGGATGTAGAGCGACAGGTAGTTGCTGTTCAGGAAGTAAACAGTACCTTCAGGGCAATAAGGATCAGGATAAATTGGCACACCAGCGACCATCAAAGCACGGAAAGCTGCTTGTGGGCCATTGGAGTCACCATCAAAGCCGTTACCTGGAGTGATCATATACTGCTCTTGACCAACAAAGTCTTGAGCCAGCAATGTCCAAGTACCGAAGCCGCAAACACCAAACGACGGTACTTCAGCGCCGTTCTTCACAGTTCCGCTGATGTACTGAAGGATGTTCTGACGAGTTGGGTTGACCGAACCAGCGGCATACTCTTTCGACTGCCACCAGCTATAGGTCGAACGGTTGATGTTACCGTAAGTACCCGATGACGAAACAGCAGCCGGTAGGCCGGTGAACTGTTGCGTGTTGGTTGTGTTGGTGTACAACGCGGTAGCCATTGCATCCATCATGACGTTAGTCGCGTCGTTCATACGCGCTTCGATCAGAGGAATGATGGCTGCGTCTTGCTGAACTGCACCTTCCATACCTAGGAACGGTACTGGGGCAATCATCAGCTTGAGGTTGAATTCAGCGTTGTAAGCACCCTGTTGAACAGACGGTTGAGCGAACGAGCCGCTGTAGTCTGACCACTGAGCGTTTACGAACTGTGAACCCTGGACAGGAACAGTTACAGAGGAAACACCGCCGGAAGCCTGTTGCGAGTTAGCAATCAGAGCCGCCATCAGCGGTGTCGAGTTATAGAGTTGTACGACCAGCTTCGGGATAAACGCCCTACGGGTAACGTAAGTTAGTTCCGTAAATTGCGTACTACCCGTTGCCGGAAGAATACCGCCACCAATAGGCATAGTTTATCTCCGAGTCAAAAATCCCCTTGTTTACAGGCCAATGGGTCGCGGGTTTTTCCGCAACTCATTGAGTGCTTTTGCTGCTTCATCCCGTGCGCCAGCAACAGGGTTCTTCCAGTATTTCGACAGGTCGAACTTGTTGATAGCTGACGGGTTATAACCGGTTGGCGTAGGTGCGGCAGACTGCTGCATCCAGCGCCAGTATTCCGCTGCTGCTTCGTGGTTAGTAATGCCTTTTTCTAGCATGACCTTCTCCACTTCCTGAATGTCATCATCATTGTCAATCAGACCTTTTGACTTCAACTTGCTGCGACGCTTGTTGAGTTCATCCATCGCATCCTTTTCACGAAGCCTTGCTTCCAATTGAGCAACACGGTCATTTGCCCTTTCGACAGCATGACGCGTGTAGTCTTCAATTTCCAGTTCGGGAATCGGCATCTCCGGCTTGACCTTCTTCACTTGACGCAGAAAGTCTTTGCGCGTTTCAGGATTCTCGGACAGTTGTTTTGCAAGCAAAGCCAGTTCGTCACGGGCTTCTGGTGTTAGGTCTTCTAATGACATGATTATCCCCTTAATAAATTAAACAACCCGCTTACCGTCACCAGGCTTCTGAACTTGCATCTTGTTCTTGCTGCCTGTTGAGCCAGGATTTTTCAGACCGCCAAACTCCGAAAAACGTGGAGTGTTAACGATTTGACCATTCTGCTGGTTGTTGTCGGTAGGGCGGCGAGGTGCAGCAGCACCGCGTGGCTTAAATAAATCCATGATTTCTCCTTACATTGTTTGAGGGGTTCCGCCTGGCATCTGCATACCAGGTATTGCTGGCGCTGCTGCCAAAGCCTTACCTTCCGGCGTTGCGCCGCCCGCCTGTGGAAGTGCCTGTAGCATCTGAAGAATCTCAGATTGCTTCAATTCGTCAATGGATTCTCTCTTGTTGCTGATAACGCCAGTCAAAGTGCGTAGCGCAGACAAGACTTTTACGCCTTCAGGCGAACTGCTACCCAAAGCAGGCAGCGCTTGTTGAATTAAGTCCATCGCCAAACCTAAATTGACCATTGCGCCTTCACGATTGCCCATTTTTGGTTCTGGCGTAGACATTGGGGCAGACATTGGCGGCGTCATATCCGTTGCAGACGCTTCCGAGTCCATAGGCGAAGGTTGCTGCGGCCCTCGCTGGTTACGCATCATCTGCATTAGTCGATCCGGTGGTACGCTCATAAATACCCCAATAAATTTTGCCGATAGAATTAAGCTTTTTAATAGCTTTTGTCAAGCAGGGGCGTATATTTCATTTCCCCGCCCCCTTGGGAGAAATCCAAAAGGATTACTTGCAGCCCTTGCGACCTTTGCGTGCCATAACAGCCTCCATTAAGCAGCGGCCACCTAGTTTATGGACAGGCAGCCACATCCTTTACCCTTTAGGGGTGATTAACGACGAGTTTTGCGACCGCGCATCATTTTCTTGTACATCTTCATCTCCTAGCTAGACTTATCCCCTTACTGATCGACCGTAAGTTCGTGTAGATGGCATACGGTCTAAACTTCTGAATCCTTGCACCCGATATTGCAAACTAGGCTGGCGAGGCGAATCATTCATAGGCGCTGATGTTCCTGTCCTTGGCTGATCTGCTTTTGGTGCAATAGTGTCTTGAGCCATTATTCCCCCACTGCTTTCAAGTCAGGTTTACTTTGCTGCGGCGGCTGCGGTTGCTGCGCCTGCTTTGCTTCCATTACCTTCAACTTTTCCTTCAGCAACTGCTTCATCGGAGGTTCAAGCAAATCTATCAAAGATTCCTTATCGATAGCGCCAGCCTTAAACATATTGAAGGCAAGCTGTCGCAGGTCTTCAGTAAAGATCGGGCTATTTGAGTGGGCGTCCACCTTTACCACATAGTTGTTGGTGAATTGCTCTGCGATAAACGGCACACCCTCAGTATCAACCAGCCTAGTGTCATCATAAGCTTGAATCAGCTTTAAGAACAGCGTGGATACTTTTTCGAGACTATCTTCAATGACGAGCGCACGTTTTTTCGCTCTGGAGGAGCCGAGTCGGGCGAGTTGGGAGGCGTGACCTTGGCTTCTGACGCCGGTTTCTCCACGTCCTGAGAGTACGCTTGTAATACCTGACGCTTCCGCGAACATCGCATCCACTTCACGGATCACCTCGAACAAGTCACCTGGCATTTGCGGAGCCATTTTCTCGACTTTGGCGTTAGGCATATCGGTTGCCAGCAAGCCACCTGCCCGATTCAGCGCAAAGTTCTTCTCATCCAAGATGCCGGTAAAGCCAATCAGCGCTGTAGGTGGCGCAACTTGCTTAGACAGCAAGTCCAGAATCTCCGTCATTCGCTTGTTCCGCAACGACTGCAAGAACACCAAACGCTGTACTTCGCTCTGCCCCCAGTAGTAATCGTACATTGGGTTAGGGCAAAGTTGAATGAATGGCAATTCACCCTTCAAAAATACCTGCTCACCTGGTCGGTCGTAAACGATGACGTCTGGATCGGCGATAGTAACCACCTGATAGTCCATCGTTTCATCGTTCCACACCCACAACTCGGTCATTTCTACCGTATCTTCTGACACCCGCGCCTTGTAGCGGTTCATGCCAGACAAGTCCAAGTTGACCGTACCGGTCATCGTTGGGTTGGTCTGTGACATGATGATGCGGTCAATGCCATCAGGGATGTCTAGTTGCTGTGGCTGGTAGGAAGACGTTACGCGCTTCACAATCTCATCACGCTTGGGATGAGAGTACAGACGGGCGTACAGTTCCGATTTGGTGATGTAATAGGTTTGCGCTATCGCTTCTTGGCGGTCAGTGTACGGAACATCCTCACGCAGTACGCCAATACCTGCCGGTTCCACCATGTACGGGTGAATGCCATTGTTGACGATTAGCTTGACGTAGGTTGTGCCAAAACACAGCGCCCAGGTCAGGGCGGTAGAGAAGACCTGATCACAGTTGCTGTTTAGCCATTCGTCGTTCAGCTTGTTAGTCAACATCGGAATCTTCCGATGCTCTTGAGGACTAACTTCAGCGCCGATGTTGATGGTAAACCGTGTCGTTTCTGCGGAATACAGGAACGAGGTCAACTGGTCGATATGCGGGAAAATCTTGTTAAAAAGCGCCGGTGATTCTTCCGGCGCTGAACCAAACAAATAGTAGGATCGAAGTGCGGAGTAATCAGCCTTGCGCTCCTCCCGTGACACAAAGCACTTCTGGATCAAGTCCAGATAGAACTCCTCACGCTGTAGTGGGTTGCTAGGTATCCGCATTTGGATTTATTTGCAGGTTATCATGATCGGCTATATAACTCGCAGCCTTGGGTGCTGTCAAGTTACCTAGGTCTTTAGGGTTCACGCCAACAGGTTCGCCGTTAATAGAACGATAACCATTGCCTTTCACCAAGCTGTCTAGATTCCAGCGAGTACCGGACGTATTCCCCCACATCACAGCGTCACCAGGGCGCTGCTCTCTTGGCGCTTCTGGCGGCGTCTTGTTGTTGCGCGTTAAATAACCAGACTGACTTTCGCCCTCACGCACTGACTTAATATCGCTCATGTCAAAGTCAATTGCCAACTGACTCAACGTCTTGTCATTGTGCTTAGTCTTGTCAGACTTTAAACCTACCGGCTGAAGATGCACGATAGACACTTCTTCATTGCAGCTTTTCATCGGACACTTGGCGTCAAACGACTCAAAGTAGCCGTGTGTCTGACAATGATAATCACGCAATATTCCCATAATCATATCCCCTTCAATTTATCATCAAGTGAATAACCAGTATAATCAAGACGATTCTTAATACCAATATCCAGTTTGATCTCGCCATCTTTAACCGTAAGTCCATAGCCTCTAACCATTCTTACCTTGGGTGTCTTGCGAAACTCAAACCATTTCTTTCCGTAGCGCTCCATCACAGCAATCTCACCATCGCGCCAGGACTCATAGCCCTTGGACACCCTGCGCTGAACCAACTCAGTCATTGGATACTTCTCAACAATGAAGACGTTGTAGAGCGTTTTGCGATCAACACCACAGAGTTCAGAAAACAACTCTAGCGGGATACCGCGCCTTTCATCAGCCACGAATGCTTTGATAATTTTTAATAATTCCTTTTTAGGAATAACGTCGTTCACGCACTGCCTCCATAAATACCAATCCTTTTCAAATAATCAGATACGTTCCTGCCGACCGCCACCTGCTCTGGCGTCATGTCATCAGTCTTTCTACTCATCTCACGGGTGACTTTCATGTTGATTAGCTTCGGCTGCACCTGTTCGGCAAATGCCGCGCAAGCCAAAGCAGAGGCCATTACACGATCATCCTTATTCCTACCGGTTGCTTGAATGCTAGAGCCTTCACGCACAATGGTCTTCATCTCATCAATCAACTCGGTCGAATAGATCGCCATCATGTTGCGCTCAAAGTAATCCTTCATGTACGACAGCATTCGCTCTTTAGTCTGTGATGTCGTAATCCAGCCGATACTGTTACTGATCCCGCCTAAGGTATCGTTACGCCGCCAGATATAGTTGCTCATGCTACCAAGCACGTTCATCAAGTCATACCCTTGTTGGCCTGTCAGCATAGCTGCCTGCCGCTTTAAGTTTCTTAGTTCGTTGATGACTGCCTGACCAGGGCCGTTGACTTCCAAGTTCAATGTCGAGTTCTTGTAAGCGCCAGCAAGGTGGGCAATCACCCACGCGAACTGATAGGTGTTCATCTCCGGTGTCGCAAACTCTGCAACTTGCTCCATACCGTCAGCGTAGCAACGGTAGACTTGTATGCAAAAGCGATCAGCCCAATCAGAACTGCCATAAGCAGGGTCTGCCCCAATAACGTAATAAGCCGTATCAACGGGTTCCTCCCATA